CTGCTTGTAGACGACGAAAGCAACATAAGAGTCGAAGCCGGGCGAATAGTATTGGACTGTTTCACCCATACGGCATATACTAGACTTGATGCGTTTGACTTGGAAGACATTAAGCCTGTGCAGATAGTCAGCCCGTTGCGCATAGAAGAAGTTAAGCGCGAAGTACGCGACGACTACCAACGGCTGACCAAAGGCGAATACATGAAAGCTAAACAAGACTTCCGCTATCGTTCAAAACACTTCAAGAAACTTTAACAACTTAAATACTACAATTATGACAGCATTGAAAAAAGGCTATTTGTACTTAGTCACTAACAACGAAGACCAGGAAGCCCCCGGTGAAACTTTCCACTGCCACGAAGAAGGTACGTTAGTTGAATGTACCCAAGACAGCGTAGGGCAGGACGGTACAGCCGGGGACGTCGTGAGCGAAAGGGGCATGTCGCAAATCGTGTACCCTGAACACGTGGAAGAAATCGGGGAAATCTTTACGCCCGAAGAACTGGCCGAAGGTGTAAATGAATAATTCACTACAAAGCCCCTACAATTGTGGGGGCTTCTAAAGAAAAACCACTATGAAAACTACTACAATCGCTTGGCAATGCTTGCCGGAACAAGTAACGCCAAATTGCTATCGATTCTTCTGCGCGTTCCTGCGCCATAACCTATTTGACAATACAATCATACTTGACGTGGACGGGCAGGAATGCGCGCTACCAGTTAGTCAGGTAACGGTAGGTCTGGTAGACGGCAAACTATGCTGCGACATTAAAGAAAGGGTAGCCATTAACTTGAAATTGGTATGAAGGCAAAACTATTAAAATACTTTCGGCGGCGCTATGAAGTGAGGCCATCCAACCGACCCGGTTATAGGTTTGTGATATTCGACCACAAGCGTAAGACCGTGGCGTGGTGCAGAGATTCTTTTGAGGTTGCAAATCTGTGCGCATCTAGATTTATGGGTGCTATGGCAGCCATCGACCATGAATTAAGGCACATAAAAAGAGAGCGTATTTTACGGTATTACAAAGATGTTGCAGGTAGGAAAGGTTAACGGCGTGAAGAAAGCTACGCATATAGTGGTAAAGGATAACGACGGCGTGCAGTTTTTAATACCCCGTGACAAGGTTACGGCTTGGTATGAGTGGCGCGGGATAGCGCTAACAGGCCAGCACGCGGCAGGGTGGAACGCCCCCGCGTTTGCTTGCATGTGTATAGTATTTTCTGGCAAATCAAAATATAGGCACCTTGGTAAAAATCATTAAACCCCTTAGTGGCGGGTGCAGCGTTGAAGTCGTCAAATCGGGCGGCGTCGTTGCGTGTTCACTCATTGAACCGGAAACCATTAAACAAAAATAAATCATGAACGAGAAAGAAGTACAAAAGAAAATTGCAGCGCTTGTTAAAGAACGTACAGCGCTGAAGAAAGCCAACGACAAGGACACCGCCGCATTTGACAAGCTTAGTACAAAGATGAATGATGCGATGGACAAGGCGCATGCAAAGTACAACGCGAAGGTGTCAAAGATCAACGCAGCCATTGACAAGCTGGCCGCAAAGCTACCGCCACAGGTAGACTAAGAATTAGCCGGGGGTCGGTGTAAGATGGAAACGCACAGCGGTTGTAATACCAGCAGGCCCGTAGGTTCAATTCCTACACCCCGGCCAAAATAAATTTGTAGTTACGATAAACTTTACTACATTTGTTATATGGATTTAGCATTTGCAATAATTCTGGGGGTGTTCATTATCTACGCTTGCTTAAGTGTAGATCAGAAACCGCCTACAAATATTAACGGGGCATAAGACGGGCAGCGCTTTTGACGGACGCACGGCGTAAGGCAGGTAAGACGTAACCTATATAAAGTGGCGCGTACTTGTAGCGGTCAAAATACCCGGCAAAGTCCGGGACGAACCAAACCACCGCTACACCCCGACGTTTTCATAACCAACCGGGCAACGGTTAAAAGTTATCAAGGTTCTAAAACGCTGTACGCAGCCAATAGACGAAAAGATACTACCGACCCGGCCCGTAGGGGTTACCAATTAAACTACAATTATGGAAAACATCGACTACGACGCGGAGTTATTTGTACCGGATCATATACGCACCTACACTGGTAAGTACTTCAATGCGTTTGACCCCCTACCCGAACTTATCTGCATTGAAGACATAGCCCACGCGTTAAGCCAGCAGCCCCGCTACGCCGGACACCTTCCGCAATTCTATAGCGTCGCACAGCACAGCATATACGTTGCGCGCATACTTCCAAAGCCTTTGCGCCTGTGTGGTCTGCTACATGATGCAGCAGAAGCATACCTATGTGATATTCCAAGTCCCTATAAAAAACATATACCAGGCTATAAAGACGCGGAGTGGAACCTACTTGAAGTAATACTAAAAAAGTTTGGTATTTATAATACGTATTGGCAGAACGAAAACATAATAAAAGCCGCAGACATTCGCGCGCTAAAAATTGAGTGGGACGTATTAATGCAGGGACGCCCGAACTATGACAGCAAGTTTTTTGGGGGCGGTCCAATAGTTTCACAGCACGGTTTTATTGAAAGCCGTTTTTTGATTCGATTCAAACAGTATAGCGCATGAAAGATAAATTATTGTGCATCTTCTTTGAACTGTTCGGGGAACGCATAACTGACAAAACGTACCAAGGTGACGGGGAGTGGGACATACGCTACGGGTGGCGGCTTAAGTTTCGTGGCAGGTGGTATTACTACTTTTTTGAGTGACTAATTTTTAGTAACTTGCTACAATAATGGTAGATGACGAACTGTTAAAAAGTCTAGGGGGCGTAACGCTACGGGATATAAACCAAGCGCTTGCTAAGAAGTGCCTTATAGATTTCACTACCTGGACGTTCCCTAAATATATTGTAGAATGGTTTCACAAAGCACTAGCTGACAAGTTAGATAAGTTCCTAGAAGAAGACGGCGCGCGCCTTATGGTATTCATGCCACCGCAGCACGGAAAAAGTGAGTTGGTTAGCCGTCGTTTTCCTGCGCAGGCATTAGGCAAGCACCCGGACTACAATATTATCTTAGGTTCCTACAATCACGAATTTGCTAAGAAATTTTCCCGTGCTGTTCAGCGTACTATAGCATCTGAAGCATACCAAGAACTTTACCCCGATACAAAGTTAGACGGCATAGGCTGTCCCGCTGGAACCTACGAACGACAAGCGCACGCATTTGACATTCACAACGGAAAAGAAAAAACCGGTTCGTTTATGTCTGTAGGTGTAGGCACCGGTGCGACCGGTAACCCCTGCGACCTGTTAATACTTGACGACGTTATTAAGGATCGTACCGAAGCAGAAAGTAAAGCATACCGGGATAAGCTTTGGGATTGGTGGACAGACGCACTACAAACCCGTCTACATGATAATTCAAAAGTACTTATAACATTCACCCGGTGGCACGAAGACGACTTAGCAGGTAAGATACTTGCAGACGAAGGCCGCGTAGAAGACGGGGGCCGCTGGCACGTATTTGTATTGCCTGCGATTAAGGAAGACGACAGCAACCCGGAAGACCCCCGCGCAATTGGTGAAGCTTTGTACCCGTCAAAACACGGTCTGCCGAAGTTGCTCAAAATGAAAGACAGCAACCCCCGGACCTTTACAAGCTTGTACCAGCAGCGCCCCGCACCGATTGAAGGCGCGCTAATTAAGCGTGAATGGTTTGAGGTGTGGACGCCTGCCCAGGTGGTGCAGTTTATTGCCGGTCGGGACATTACAAAGCACTGTGTTATAGATACAGCGTTCACAACAAAGTCGCAAAATGACCCCTGCGCTTGTTTGACATTTTTCATACTTGACAACCTGTTAATAGTCGTAGACTTCTGGAAAGACCGTTTAGAAGCCCCCGACCTTATCAAAAAATTGCAGGTTCACAACGGAAGGCACGCACATGCTAAACGGTCTGTAATGTTCATAGAACCGAAAGCAAACGGCATAAGCATTGTACAACTACTTAAGCGCCTGAAGGATTCTTTAAACCGGCTTATAAACGTGCGCGAAGACTTCGTCCCCGACGTGGACAAAGTGACACGTGTAAACAGCATAATTGACATTCTGCAAACCGGGCGCGTCATACTACTTGCAGGCCCTTGGAATAATATGTTCCTGTCTGACCTGGCCGTCTTCCCTAATGGCAAAGACAAAGAAGCGGCTGACGTGCTTGTCATGGCTGTAGATAAACTAGAAAACCCTAACAAGCTTTCGGCAGTAGTTAAAATACGTACATCTATACCCCTAGTGTTGAACAATAATTAATCCCCCCCATCGTGATGGATCAAAAACCCTGTTATAGTGTCAATGAAGTTATAGTACTACTTGTAGAATGTTGTGGCTGGGAACTGTGCTTACTGCGATCCGTGCTAGTGGACGACTACAAAAAGGGTAGATACACCCTTAAGGACTTTAGTAACATGTGGATTTTAGTAGAAAGAAAAATACGCACAGGGCGCTTAGTTCGATAGTTTAGCGAAGTTTTCGGACATTCTGTCGCAAAACCTGTCACTTTTGTAGTTAATCCCGTATTAATCGTTATATTTGTAGCCTATCCACGTGGGATAGTCAATTAAGTAACAATTAAGCCCAAATTACGAAAGATGAAAACGATTAGCGCAAATGTGAAAGCCGAACTTTCAAGTAGCGAAATTTTAGAAGCACTTGTACGGAATTCCGACGCCAAACAGCTGCTATCTATGATCCTGGAAGATAGCCCTGACGCCCTGCAAAAGTTGCTAAAGAACAACCGGGAAGAAGTGTTTAAGGCTATTACCGGTTACCTGAGCGACAACCACAACCTAACTACGGACAAAGTTATTTACCAGAACGGTAAAATAATTGTAGAAGCCCGTAACGGCGCCGGGTTGCCTGTCGTGAAACAAGTTGCAGAACGTACCCGCGTAGCACCTGAAGGACACACGAAAGTAAACAAAGGTGTGTTTCAATCGCTGCGCGAATACTTAGACGACGAACGTAAAAACAAGCGCAAAGAAATACCTTTCGATGAAGTACTAAAGGATATGCAATTCTTTTTCCCGAAGCTGACCGCGCGCAGGTTGCAAATTTACCTACATGACAAAAGACAATTGAAAGGTGTAGACTATAAAGCCAAACGCGGGACCGTTATTTTGAAGTAAGCCCACTAAGGGGGACAGCGTGCCCCCTTTTTTATTTCTTAGAAAGTTACTACATTTACAGGCATGACGAACTACATACTACAGACGGGTGATCACCAGCAGGAAATACAATTTCCACAGGGTTACCACGATCTAACATACGGTCAGTTTCTACGGCTGCGCACAGAAAATACAAGCGACATAGGGCACTTGCTGGAAATACTTACAGGTGTACCGCGTGCAATATGGATGAAACTACCCGTAGCGGAAGCCAGTAAGGTTACAAGTTTTTTACAGTGGATTATTGACAGCCTTATTAAGTGGGATGAACTACCCATACCGGAAACGCTGCACTACAAAGGGCAAGACTACAACATACCAAAAGACTTAGGGCTTGAAACATTCGGGCAAAAAATTGTTCTCGAAAGTCACATAGCGGGGGTAGTGGGACAAATGTTAAAACCTGCACCGAAGCCTGGCCCCGCTCCTACCCCGGTAGGTGTTATGCAAGCCGCGCAACGGCAGGCACAGACGCAGCTAGCCGCAGTTATTCCGTACATAGTAGCTACCTACATGCAGCCGCGCGTAACCGGCAAACCATTTGACGAACAGGAAATACAACCTGTAGAACTTGAAATACTTAACTGCCGGGCATTGGAGGTGTACCCAATAGGAAATTTTTTTATCAGGACTTTGCTAGGATCACTAGCACCTGGGCGCAAACCTT